AGATACAAGCTTACTATTATGATTGTGCTTATATCTTACTTTAATTATGCGCTTTTTAATATAATAATACAAGTCTATTTTTTATTAATCTTTATGTTTTAATATAATAAACTTAACCTTGTTAGGCGTGGTGTAGTGGCGTATCATGAATAGCGTCATATTCAATCCTTGTTTATGTTTAATGTTGTATATTCATTATAGCACAAGCGTCATGATAAGTCAAGCGCCCCTGTTATACGCTTATATGATTAAATAATACTAATTCAAAATAGATGGGTATAAGGTCAACTATTGCCATTTTATCTAATGTCGCAAAATATCATTTACAGGGGTATAAAAAAAGCACTCATGTTTCAGAGTGTTTAGTTATTCAATCACGGTTACAAGCGGTTAAGCGGTTATTATTTAGTTATTAATTATTTAACTAACTCTTGGTAAGATATAGTTTTTCAAGTTTTCGTTGTAGTCTGAACCAAAACGCATTTTCGCTATCTTGGCATAATGTATTGCTGAACCCCTCATATCTTACACAGTGGTTATCTATTATTTTTACAAGTGCTTGTGCTTGGTCTTTAGTGAGTTTAACTGTTATATATTCAGTCATTGCTTAAGTCCTTCGCCATTTCCTTAATTAAATCTATCGCTTCCTCAAAGTTCAAAATCTGCATTAGTTCTCTAATGGTTTTATCATTTTGATTGTCAATGACAATTTCGGGGAATAGTTTATTGATATATTCAACAACTTTGTCTTGTGCTGTCATGATATACTCATTTCTCGCTATAAACCGCCTGTAGTCGTGATTGAATTGTTAATCGTACTGTTATGAATATCATAACCTGTATTAATAATATCACACCATTACTATTAACACAAGTACTTTATTTAATGTACCTGTGGATAAGTCCTTATCTGTTAAGACGATATTTTACGACATTAAGCATATTTAAATAGATGGGTTACAAGTCAACTATTAAGCTTTTTGTTAATGTCGCACAATACACCTAACACCTAAGGGCTACGCATGGCTTGACCAATAAAAGAAGTTATTAATAGTGTCATGATGATGTAGTGCATATACATAGTACTAGTTATGGTTTTATTATTACGTATTGTTATAAGTATAATAAGCATTGATAGTGTATGTGTGTATTGTATGACTTGTATAACATCTATAACCAGTATGAATAGTATAACAAGTATGATATGTATGATTACCCTATGGTTAACAGAGTAATCAATAGATAATATCAATAGGGGATAGGGATATAACCTTATTGCCCCCCATAGCACCCGATTTCAATATATTATAGCCTTATGGGGTGTTAATGAGTTAGACATAGTGTGATAGCACACAAAATATATTGCCAATATACCACCAATATTTTTACAGTAGGTTATACTACCAAAAAATTTTATAGAGGTAGTGCATATTGAATATGTTATAATATGTTTTTATACTAACACCTTAGAGGATGTCATATTTACGCTCCAGTACAAACACTATTTTAGTGCCATTGACAAGTTGTCAAGTTTGTTTCTTTATACTATAAATTACCTTAACAGAGTCTATGTTTGCTTTGGATTCTCTGACCAGTTCGTATTCCTGTACGTTCTCTACCTTTTTTATCCACAATCATACAAAATAATGATACTTGACTTTTAAAACAATGCATGATAGTTTAGATACAACTGATTAGGTTCAATTTAATCAGCCACAAAAGCAAAAGAGCCCCGTTTGGGAACTCTTTCATTAGGCTCAATTTATGTATCTATACTTACATACATCTGTTGAAAAGTCAATAGTCTTTTGTACATTCTTTTACAAAACTGTTCGTGGACAGATATAAAACCACTTAGAACGAATTGCAAGTAGCGCTAAATCCAGGCTCTGATTTATACCACTAAACGTCAACCTGGTCTCTGCGGTGTTTACAAGCGTTCGGATGTTACCACCTAGTAGTTCGGGATGCGAAAGGTCTTAGGTAACAAGTAAAAGACTATTCTCGTAATTACCCTCTAGCACGGGAAGGTGGTTCTGATGTCTAGTGATAGTTGCATTATAAACAATATGATGATAGTGTTATATTAAGGAGAATAATAATGAGCATGAAAGATGAATATGAAGTAGCTGATGCTATGGAAGTAGATATGAGTCCAGAACTATATTTATGTGATAGGGATTTAGACAACATATCTAAACTAGATATAGGAACGGAATACACTATAAAGGCTACCGCTAAAGTAAGTAGTTTAAGTGAGTATCAAAAAGTCGGTAAAACTACCCATAATGTGACACTCAAATTATCTGATATAAAACTTGGAGAATAGATGGACCTAGACCAGGCGATAGAGCAAGCTAAGATTGTAGGATTGGCTCAAGTAGCTGAACGGTGTAAAACTGATTTATTCTATTTATGCAAATATATTCTAGCCAGCAATCCGGATTTGATAACCGAGCATACGCATCGTGAGCTATGTGAGATTACTCGTCCACTTCTACCAGGGTTTGACCCAGTTAATGATAAAGTTAATTTTACACCAATCATAAGATATGCTGGTGAAAAAGAAGATAAACTTTTATCCGACCAGTTTGACCCGTATAGGAATAAATTACTTTTGCTTCTACCACGAGGTACTTTCAAAAGTTCTATTGTTACTATTGGTTTTACTCTACAGTTTATTTTAAACTATCCAGATGAACCTATCTTAATTGACTCCGAGACGTATGGTAAAGCCAAGAACTTCTTAGCTGAGATTAAGGGACATTTAGAGGGTAACTCAAAATACCGAGCGATTTATAAGTATTTCTATAAGAGTTTTCCAGACGCTAACAAAAAAGATTCGTCTGTCAGATGGACTGATTCAGCCATAGATTTATCTTGTCGAACTATAGTTAAAAAGGAAGCGTCAGTCTCTTGTTCTGGTATTGACCATTCTATTAACGGACTCCATTTCGGATTAATCATTGAAGACGACCTCCATTCTGAAAAAAATACTAAGAATCGTGAGCAGATTTTACAGGTTATAGAACATCGTAAATTGGCTGATTCTCTACTTAATCCTGGCTGTCCAAAAATTACTATTGGCACTAGGTGGGACTTCCAAGATGCCTATAATGATGTTCTAACCACCCAGAGAGATTCATATAACATCATGATTCGCAAGGCGATTGAAGATGATGGTAGTATGTTCTTTCCAGAGAGACTTACACCAGAATTCCTAGAAGAACGCAGACGAGACCAGGGAAATTATATTTATTCATGTAACCCTAAAGGTTCTAGGATACTAATGTCTGATTGGAATCATAAGAATATAGAAAAAATTAAACCTGGCGATGAGGTCATTGGATGGAATATAGGGACATCAAAACAGGAACGTAGTAAACTTAAGCCATCTAAAGTTTTATTTATAGGGAATAGAGTTTCACCAGTTGTGAAAGTTACTTTAGCGTCTGGTAGGGTTATACGATGTACCCCAGACCACAAATGGTATTTAAATCCATCAGGACATGGTGTCGCTAGGTACGCACCAGCTAAAGTTGGTAGAAAAATGATGGTTATGGATATTGTGGATAACGACGAAAGAGACGAATGGCTTGCGGGTATGTTTGACGGAGAAGGTTCTTGTGGTGGGGGGACTAATCCTACAATTAGAATAGGTCAGTCTAGGGAATATAATCCAGAAATTTGTGCAGAAATAGAACGTAGATTAGATATGCACGGATTTAAATGGGGATACAATGGCAATGCCTATTGGATTAATGGTGGTTTATTAGAACGTGTTAGGTTTTTAAAATTAACCAGACCAATAAGTTGTAAACGTATAGAAAAAACATTGTGGGCGGAAAGTTTTATAAAAGAAAAAGATACAGTGATATCAATCGAACCAGACGGTGAAGAGGTTGTATATTCCATGCAGACCGAAACTGGTAATTATATATGCCATAACATACTTTCGTCCAACTGTCAATATATGAATAACCCAGTGGATGATGCTACGGCTACATTTAAATATAGTTACTTCCAAAAGATTGAATGGAAGTTAGTAGAAGACAAACCGATTAACTGGTGTGTTGCGATTGACCCTTCAATGGAAGGCCCATACTCCGACTTTGCTGCCTTTGTTTTAGCAGGTCTTGATGCTGACGGTAATCTGTACGTTAGGAATATTCATCGTTCAAAAATGAATTACGCAGGTATTATAACTCTTATGTTCGATTGGAATCAACGGTATTTGCCTAAGCGTATGGCTCTTGAGACCATTGCAACTCAGAGCAATATAAGTTATATGTTAAATGCAGAACAAAAACAACGTGGTGTCTGGCTTCCAATTAAGGAAATCAAATCTCGTTCCAGTTCTAAAGAAGACCGGATTAGGTCTCTTGCCCCTTATTATGAGTATGGTAAGGTTTTTCATGTGGAAGAGTGCTCTCAATTAGAGGATTTGGAATATGAATTAACCCATTTTCCAAAAGGTGCAAACGATGACATCATAGATGCGTTGGCAACTATCCTAGAGATAGCCACTCCACCGTCTAGACATAAACATCGTAGTGAAAAGAAACGAACATCATTTAAGCCACGCAGTTTGGTAACAGGGATATAATGGATACATATAAGCCAAAAAATAAACAAGAGCGTGAAGCTCGCCGAAGGATTTTTGACAGATTCCAAACTATGCGGGACGACCCGATTAGAAAAGAAGAAGAAATCATTTGGGAAGATGGTGATAAAGCCTATCTTCAATGGATGCCAGATAGGGAAGAGGGAGATTGGCGCTCTCACCTTGTATTACCTGATGCTTTTGCTGCCATTCAATCTAGCGCCCAGGAAACTATCGAACGTCGAAGCCGTCCTAATTTAGAGGCGGTTGAAACTTCTGATTTGGCTAAAGAGAAGTTTTGTAATGATATCTTAAAACACTCGATGGACCGAACTGGATATGACTTTGAAACTTTCCAGGCTAAAAACTGTGCGGCTATACGTGGCACGGCTTTTGTTATGGAAAGGTATAGGTTTGAAAAAAGAGAAGTCCAAGACCCAGATAAGCTGGACAAAGACGGTAATATAGTTTATAAGAAACGTGAAATCGTTGATTATGACGATACCATGACTGAGTTTGTTGAAAATGATACTATATTTTTAGACCCGTCTGCTAGGAAAGTAGAAAATCTCAGGGATATGATTGAACGTGAAATTAAAGATATTAATACATTCAAGCATATCTACAAAAATAAACCAGGATTTATGAATGTCAATTTAGTGACTGCGGCTGGACAATTAGATAATTCGGTTAAATTCTTTAAGCAAGCACAAGACGTGTCTGATGATGAGGTTGAAATCTTACACTATACTAATAGAGAGACTGACTCTTATGATGTCTTAGCTAATAATGTTTTGATTAGGCGTGGTCCGATTCCATTCAAGCACAAGGAACTTTCAGTGGCTGTTTATAGACATTATATCGTACCTGGTAGGATTTATGGTATGGGTATACCTAGGGTTATATTCTCTCTTACTGAAGAACGAGCTTCGATTAGAAGGTTGCGACTAGACTCCCAGAATCTTAACGGTAATAAGGTATTTCTTTCAAACGATTTAGTTGATATTGATGAAGAAGATTTGAGAAGTGCTCCGAATAGAGTAATCCAAGTCAATACTAACGGCATGAGTTTAGACCAGGTTATTAAACCGCTAGACTTCGGTATCACTCAGGCCAGTGCTTATAAAGAAGAAGAGATGCTCCTAGATGATATCCGTAGGGCTCATGGTATATCAGACAATAATCAGAACGTACCTACGGGTTCAACTGCCTACGAAGCGGCTATGATGAAAGAGGTTGCCCAAAAGAGAATCAATCTTATTTCTATACAGGCTGAAATGGATACGGTTCTTAGGATTGGTCGTTTAAAGTGGAGTAATATTCAGTTCTTCTATCCAGCCCCTAGGGTTCTTAGAATTACTGAAGATAGTGAATCTAGAGAGAAGAAGGTTTACAGGACTATTAAAATACAAGGTAGGGCCTATTCTATTAAAGAAGAGAATGGCGGCTATTCATTAGATGTCACCGATATAGAGGGTAATAGTGGATTTGTATTAGACCCTACGATGGCTAAATTCATGGAAGGTGATTATGATGTTACTATGTCAGCTTCACCAGCTCCAATTCTCTCTAAGGCCCTTAGACAAGCTAAGATTACCGAGATGATGAGTACCATAACATTAAATCAAGTTTTGAATACTAGGATAGACCCAGATAAGGCCCTCCAGAGGTACATTAAGATAAATGATGAAGACCCTAAAGACTGGATGCTAGGTAAGGGATTGACGGCTGACCAATGGAAGAGAATGGCTATCCAGGAGAATAATGTGATGGCTACTGGTATACCGCTTGTAGCTACTGATAGTGCTACTGAAGACCACACGATGGAGCATTTGCATTTTACTAATACCCCTGCATTTGCACAATTACCACCACCTGTTCAGGAAAATATTGGACAGCATATTATGGGTGAAGATGCGGCTCGTGGCGGAGTTTCAAACGCTCAACCAAATAATCAAACCGAGAGACCACCACAGGCGACTGTGGGTGATATGCAACCAAATACCCCTGGTGGGAAAAACAAGCAAGACACTATGAGAGAACAAGCTGGGGCTTGATAAGGCTCTGACACTTGAGAAAAATATATAATAACATAATAATGGAGTAAGTATGGAAGCTGATGTATACAAAAAACTCAGTAAGGATGAAAAAGAGCTGTTAGCTACGCTATATGAAACTCAATCAATGAGAGCAATGATAGTAGCTGGAGATTTTTATCAAAGGATAAAAGCTGAGTGGGTTGTAACCAATTCACCAGACTACAATAACGTACTTTTTAATAGAGGGGCGATAGAGGGGGCAAGATTTATCGTTGACCTTTGTAAATATTGTCTAGAAAAACAGAAAAAGGTTTAAATAAGCCGTTCAATACACTTGCCGAGTGTGTTGATAACTTATTTAACGAGGGAAACTGAGTAATCAGACCAGAAAGGTGCATTATGGCGACCCAGGATACTACTGGAAAAGACGAAAATGACGAAAATACTAAAAAGGGAGTAGAACCTGAGAAATCAGAAGACGAAACCACTAAGGAAAATAGTCAAGAAGCCTTTACAGATACTGGAAAAGAACAAGAAGATGGTGAAACTAAGGATGATGAGTCGAAAGACGAAGGCAAAACCGAAGAAGAGTCCAAAATTGAGTTCAAAAAACGGTTCACACAACTTAAGGGGGAAACTCCTGAAGAATATCTTAAAAATTTAGAAGATGCATACGCAAATTCATCAACGGAAGGTCAAAGGACTGCTAAAGAAGCTAAAGAAGCAACTGAAAAGTTTGCTAAAGTAGCCTCATTGATAGCCTCAGACCCGGAATTAGCTGAAAAGCTGAATGATATGACTGATGGTAAAGTTGCTCCGATTGTAACTGACCCTGCTACCAAGTGGGCAAAAGAACAAATGGACAAAGAGTTTACTAAAGATTATACGGCTTTTACTGATACGCATCCAGAGATGATAAGCGATGAAACTATACGCACATCAGTTATTGATGAACTAGATGTCATTGCTGCTGCATACGAAGCACGTGGTAAAGTTCTGTCAATGGCAGACGGTCTACGAAAAGCTTGGATAAGTTTGGGGTATGATGAAAAAGATAATAAAGAGGATGTTGTGAACAAAACAAAAGAAGAGGCAAGCAGTTCGTCTTCCCAAACTACTACGAAGAAACCTGACGATAAACCTAAGTTTACTGAAGGTCAACTGAAAATGGCTGAAAAAATGGGACTGACACCAAAACAACTTGCTAAATATAATAAATAAAGGACAAAAATATGGCACAATTAATAGGTTCCGTCACTGGCGGATACAATGCCGTAACCAAAGAGTATCCTGTAGCTGACGGTGTTACCGTAACAGCTGGACAGTTCGTTTTCTTAACATCAGGTCGGGTAACCGACGTTGACGTAGAAGCCGATACACTACTCGGTATGGTTATAGGTGGTCAATCAAATGACCTTGGCAACACAGTTGCCTCAGCTCCTACAACCGCTCTTGGTGACACAGCCGGAACTGTAAAAGTTCTAGTAGCTGTAGGACCGGACAATAAATATGTTATCGACAATGATAACGATGGGACAACTTTTGCTGCTTCTCACGTCGGACAATGTTTCGACTTGGCCGCTAACTTAGATGACGCTCAAGTTATTGATACAAGCACTGCTGGTACAACCGGACAGTTCCAATGTATTGAATACG